GACGAGATAACAGGATAGACTGAATTGAAGAATTCGTGTGCTATATTTGAAGGAACGAATGCGAATTCATCTAAGAATACTACATTGAAAGATCCACCACGAACTGCTGATGATGAAGTAGCAGCAGCAATAACTTTTGATCCATTTTCAAGTTCAACAGAACCTTTATTCCATGTGATGACACCTTGCTGTAACCACATAGGTAAGTTTTCGTATGCTAGTTGATATTTTGAAAGAATATCTCTAGCTAATTGTCCTTTGTTGGCAAGAACAGCAATATTTTGTGTATCTTGAAAGATAGAAAGCCAGAGTAGATATGCAACCGTAGTAGTAGTTTTACCAACCTGACGAGGACACTTGGTAATAGAGAAACGATTCTCATGATATGTACGAATCATATCACGTTGAAAATCCCACATTCTAAACGGCATCAAACCTTCGTCAACGTTGACGATTTGAATATATTTCTCGGCAAAGTAAATAGGATCTTTAGATCACTTGACGTATTCTTCTATTTGCTCCTGCGTATATTCAATTTTTACTCCGGCTCTTTTGAGCAGAGGATTATCACGATACGAATCTTTATTAATAGACATTATCTTCCAGTTGTTTTTTTAATTTCATCATCTTTCATATACCAAGGAACAGTAACTTTTCTTTCTGGATGAGTTTTCATATGATCATGTGGATATGCACTTTTTGCTGCTAAACCAAATGTGGCATGATGCGTAAATCCATCTTTATCTTTTTTACTTGATGCAACTTGAACTTTTTTTACTTTAAAACCATCATACGATTTAGTTTTAACTCTATATCGCAAGTGTCCAGAACCACCATGTGCAAGGTCATGGTTCATTAATATTCCATGTTCTTTGCTTTTATGAATTTGCTTATGTGCTGTTTTTGGTATATGTTTACCTAAGTCAGAACTTGACATCCATTCGGATGTGTGCTCCTCTTCGGCTTCATTTATATACTCTTTAAACTTTTTCATTCTTATGCTTTTGTTGTAGTTACTTTCACATGTCCTGTTTCTGGATCATGACTAACATGGTGTGCATGAAACTCAACATCAGGATGATCATCTTTTAGTTTTTTGAAGTGTTTCAGA